CAAGGAAACCAGGGTAATCAAGGTCTCCAAGGAAACCAGGGTAATCAAGGTCTCCAAGGTAATCAAGGCAACCAGGGTCTCCAAGGAAACCAAGGTAATCAAGGATTACAAGGTAATCAAGGTAACCAGGGTCTCCAAGGTAATCAAGGCAACCAAGGTCTTCAGGGCAATCAAGGAAATCAAGGTCTTCAAGGTAATCAAGGCAATCAGGGTCTTCAAGGTAATCAAGGCAATCAGGGTCTTCAAGGCAACCAAGGAAATCAGGGTCTTCAAGGCAACCAAGGAAATCAGGGTCTTCAAGGTAACCAGGGTAATCAGGGATTACAGGGCAACCAAGGCAATCAAGGTCTTCAAGGTAATCAAGGATTACAAGGTCTACAGGGAAATATTGGTAATCGTGGTGGAGTTCCTTATATCTTCTCGACAACTACTGGTGATGCCGATCCTGGAAACGGAACTTTTAGATATAATAACTCCACAATTGATTTAGTAGATGAAATTTATATCGATAACATCGACAATTTGGGTAATACTCAAACTGGTTGGTATGATAGTTGGGATGATACTATTGTAAATTCTTCTCTCGAAAGGGGGCAACTTGTAATTTCATCTGCGGATTCTAATAATACTACGATAAACACTTTCAAAATTGTTGGTGAAGTTACAGTCTCTAGTGGGTATTACAAGATACCAGTTTCATATTTATCGGGATCTGTTCCATTAAATTCTGAAAAATTAGTATTCAATTTTTCCAAATCCGGAATTCAAGGACTACAAGGACTTCAAGGACTTCAAGGTCCTGATGGTGTGAGTTCTGGAGATACTTTTGAATATAATTATAGCAATAGCACAACATCATCAGATCCTGGACAAGGTTTTATAAGATTTGATGATAGTACTATAGAAAACAGTACTGAACTTTATTTGGATCATAGAGATCAAAATGGTTCTAATTTATCAGATTTTTATGCTTTCGTAAACCAATATGGTTCTCCCGGAAATAAAGGATTTATTAAAATTCAATCTCAATTGAATTCCAATAATTTTTACATTTTTAGAATAGGTGGAGTATCTATACAATCTTCTGGTATTGATGGTTGGTCTATATTAGATCTTACAGAATCTGTTAGTTCTGGTTCGGGATTTTCAAATAATGAAGATGTTTATATAAGCTTTGGTCTTGCTGGTCTTCAAGGTCTTCAAGGTCTTCAAGGACGACAAGGCAATCAAGGTCTCCAAGGAAACCAAGGTAATCAAGGTCTTCAGGGTAACCAAGGTAACCAAGGTCTCCAAGGAAATCAAGGTAACCAAGGTCTCCAAGGTAATCAAGGTAACCAGGGTCTCCAAGGAAACCAGGGTAATCAAGGTCTCCAAGGAAATCAAGGTAATCAGGGTCTCCAAGGAAATCAAGGTAATCAGGGTCTCCAAGGAAACCAAGGTAATCAGGGTCTTCAAGGTAACCAGGGTAATCAGGGATTACAAGGCAATCAAGGCAACCAGGGTCTCCAAGGAAACCAAGGTAATCAAGGTCTCCAAGGTAACCAAGGTAATCAGGGTCTCCAAGGATTGCAGGGTAATTATGGTAGTCGCGGTGGAACTCCATATGTCTTCTCTACAGCAACTGGAGATGCTGATCCTGGAAATGGAACTTTAAGATATAATGATTCTACTATAGGTTCAGTAACCGAAATTTATATTGATAACTTAGATGGTTTAGGAAACAATCAGACAGGATGGTATAACACTTGGGATGATACTCAGGTCAACACAGGTCTTGTTAGAGGTTACTTATATCTAACATCATCTGATAGTAATGAAACAACTGTTGATGTATTCCAGATTACTGGTGCAGTAACAGTTGCTTCTGGATATTATAAGATTCCAGTCAGTCATGTATCTGGTTCATTACCAGCAAATAATGAAGAACTTTCAGTAAACTTTGTTGCTTCTGGAATACAAGGTCTACAAGGCAATCAAGGTAATCAGGGTAACCAAGGCAACCAAGGAAATCAAGGCAACCAGGGCAACCAAGGAAACCAAGGTCTACAGGGCAACCAAGGACGCCAAGGTAATCAAGGCAACCAAGGTAACCAGGGCAACCAGGGTTTACAAGGGAATCAGGGTAACCAAGGAAACCAGGGTAACCAAGGAAACCAAGGTAACCAGGGCAACCAGGGTTTACAAGGGAATCAGGGTAACCAAGGAAACCAGGGTAACCAAGGCAACCAGGGTAATCAGGGTAACCAAGGTCTCCAAGGTTTACAAGGTATTTCTGCAGCAAGATCCCTAGGTTCTGTATTTGAATATAACTCGTCAACGGCTAATACTAATCCTGGAAATGGTCATATTGGATTTAACGCTGCACCAACAGCAAACTTTACACAGTTTAGAATCAGTGAGATTGATATTGAAACTACTGATGTGCAGGGTATTCTTTCTTCTATTGACTATTCAAATAACAGCCCAAGATCGGTTATTACAGTTCAAAGAGAAGCAAATAACTTAGATTATATTGTCTTCTCCGTTGAATCTTATAGAAATGATCAAGGTACTTGGAGATACTTTACTGTCACAAAGATTGCACAGACTGGTACATTTACCGATGGTGACAGAGTATTTGTTGTTATTCAACCAGTTGGTAACCAAGGTCTTCAAGGTAACCAAGGAAACCAGGGTAACCAAGGAAACCAGGGTAACCAAGGAAACCAAGGTAACCAAGGTGTTCAGGGTCTGCAAGGAAACATTGGTAACCGTGGTGGAGTTCCTTATGACTTCCAAGGATCGACTGGAGGAGTTCCTGGATCAGGTACAGTCACTTATAACAGTTCAACTTTTAGTTCTATTACTCAACTTAGAATTCATGATATTGACCAGTTAAGTAATGACCAAACTAACTGGATTTCAAGTTGGGATGATACAGCATTAACTGGCGGATTGAATAGGGGTTATATCTATCTAATCTCCGCTTCATCTGATGCAAATACGGTTAATATCTTTGAAGTTGATGGTACTGCGACAAATAATGGAACATATTGGACCATCCCAGTCAATCCTATTAGTGGTACTGTTCCCTCAAATGGAACAGAACTTACCTTAGCGTTCACAAGATCTGGTGTTCAAGGTGTCCAGGGTCTGCAAGGTAACCAAGGAAACCAGGGCAACCAAGGAAACCAAGGAAACCAGGGCAACCAAGGAAACCAAGGTCTACAGGGCAACCAAGGACGCCAAGGTAATCAAGGCAACCAGGGCAATCAAGGTAACCAGGGCAACCAGGGCAACCAAGGTCTACAGGGTAACCAAGGACGCCAAGGTAACCAAGGACGCCAAGGTAATCAAGGTAACCAAGGTAATCAGGGCAACCAAGGTCTACAGGGTAACCAAGGACGCCAAGGTAATCAAGGAAACCAGGGCAACCAGGGTAACCAAGGTAATCAGGGCAACCAAGGTCTACAAGGAAACATTGGTAACCGTGGTGGAGTTCCTTATACCTATGCTGGTACGGGAACATCATCGGGAACATCTGGTGAGATTAGATTCAACAATGGATCCAATCCTACAGTAGTTTATGTTAACGATATTGATGATCTTGGTAACAATCAATCAAACTGGATTACAAGTTGGGATGATACTACATTAAATGGTGGTCTGAATAGAGGTTACATTTATATTATTTCTGCACTATCTTCTGACAATACTGTAACAATCCTTGAAGTTGATGGAAATATAACTGATAACGGTTCATATTATTCTATTCCTGTCAACTACTTATCTGGTAGTACTCCTACTGCAAGTGAAGAAGTTACTTTAACATTTACAAGATCTGGTGTTCAGGGTGTTCAGGGTCTCCAAGGAAACCAAGGAAACCAAGGCAATCAAGGAAACCAAGGCAACCAGGGTAATCAAGGTAACCAAGGTCTCCAAGGTAACCAAGGAAATCAAGGTAATCAAGGAAACCAAGGCAACCAGGGCAATCAAGGTCTACAGGGTAACCAAGGTAACCAAGGACTTCAGGGTCTTCAAGGTAATCAAGGTAACCAAGGTAATCAGGGTAACCAAGGTAATCAAGGTAATCAAGGACTTCAGGGTCTTCAAGGTAATCAAGGAAATCAGGGCAACCAAGGAAACCAAGGAAATCAGGGCAACCAAGGTAACCAAGGTCTACAGGGTAACCAAGGAAATCAAGGTAATCAAGGAAACCAAGGTAACCAAGGAAACCAGGGTCTCCAAGGTAACCAAGGTAATATTGGTAACCGTGGTGGAGTTCCTTATACTTATAGTGGAACTGGAGCTCCTTCTAGTGGACAGATCAGATATAATAACTCTACATTTGCTAGCATCACTGCGATTCAAGTCCATGATATTGATCAGTTAAGTAATGATCAATCAAACTGGATTGCAAGTTGGGATGATACAGCGTTAACTGGTGGATTAAATAGAGGTTATATTTACGTTATTTCGGCACTTTCATCCGATAATACCGTTAATATTTTTGAAGTTGATGGTTCTGCAACAAATAATGGTACATATTATACTATCCCAGTTAATCCCATTAGTGGATCTACACCATCAGTAAGTGAAGAAGTTACTTTAGCATTCACAAGATCTGGTGTCCAAGGTCTTCAAGGTAACCAAGGTAACCAAGGTAATCAAGGTCTCCAAGGCAATCAAGGAAACCAAGGTCTCCAAGGCAATCAAGGAAACCAAGGTAATCAAGGTCTCCAAGGAAACCAAGGTAATCAAGGTCTCCAAGGTAACCAGGGTAATCAAGGTCTCCAAGGAAACCAGGGTAATCAAGGTAATCAGGGCAACCAAGGAAACCAAGGTCTACAGGGTAACCAGGGTAACCAAGGAAACCAAGGAAATCAAGGTAATCAAGGTAACCAAGGTCTTCAAGGTAACCAAGGTAACCAAGGTAACCAAGGTAACCAAGGTAACCAGGGTAACCAGGGTAACATCGGTAACCGTGGTGGAGTTCCTTATGCATATGGAGGAACTGGAGCACCATCTTCTGGTCAGATTAGATTTAATAATGCCACAGCATCTTCTGTAACTTCTATTACAGTTAATGATATTGACGCTTTAAGCAATAATCAATCGGGATGGATTGCAAGTTGGGATGATACTACATTAACTGGTGGATTAAACAGGGGTTATATTTACATAATCTCAGCTCTATCTTCAGATAATACTGTTGTTATTTTTGAAGTTGATGGAAATATAACTGATAATGGTTCTTACTATACCATTCCAGTCAACTATCTTGCAGGTGCTTCGCCATCAGTAAGTGAAGAAGTAACATTAGCATTTACAAGATCTGGTGTCCAAGGTCTTCAAGGCAACCAAGGCAACCAGGGTAACCAAGGTAATCAAGGTAACCAGGGTAACCAAGGTAATCAGGGTAATCAAGGTCTCCAAGGTAACCAAGGACGCCAAGGTAACCAAGGTAATCAAGGCAATCAAGGTAATCAAGGTAACCAAGGTCTTCAAGGTAACCAAGGACGCCAAGGTAATCAAGGTAATCAAGGCAATCAAGGTAATCAAGGTAACCAAGGTCTTCAAGGTAACCAAGGACGCCAAGGTAATCAAGGTAATCAAGGAAACCAAGGTCTACAGGGCAACCAAGGAAACCAGGGTCGTCAGGGACGCCAGGGTAACCAGGGTAACCAAGGAACTCAGGGTAACCAAGGAAACCAAGGAAACCAAGGTCTTCAAGGTAACCAAGGACGCCAAGGTAATCAAGGTAATCAAGGAAACCAAGGTAGAAGTAACCAAGGCGTTCAGGGTAACCAAGGTACACAAGCAACTCAAGGTAACCAAGGTAACCAAGGTAGAAGTAACCAAGGCGTTCAGGGTAACCAAGGTACACAAGCAACTCAAGGTAACCAAGGTAACCAAGGTAACCAAGGTACTCAAGGTACACAAGCAACTCAAGGTACACAAGGCCGCCAAGGTAACCAGGGTAACCAAGGTAACCAGGGTAACCAGGGATTACAAGGACGCCAAGGTACTCAAGGTACACAAGCAACTCAAGGTACTCAAGGTCTCCAAGGTAATCAGGGTCTCCAAGGTTTAAGTAATCAAGGTGTTCAAGGAAACCAGGGTCTCCAAGGTACTCAAGGCGTTCAAGGTACACAATCATCTCAGGGTGTTCAAGGTAAATCGGGAACTGAAATTTCAATTACTAATGACACAACAACAAATGCCACAAGATATCCTACGTTTGTAAACCAGACTTCTGGGACAGTATCAACAGAATATGTTTCTTCAACAAAACTCCAATTCAATCCAAGTACTGGTCAACTGTCAGCAACTGATTTTAATTCTACATCCGATATACAGTTAAAAGAAAATATCAGTTATCTGAGTAATAGTATTGACAAATTAGAAAAAATTTCATCAATAAGATTTACTTGGAAAGATAATGGAAATGTAAGTTATGGTGTTATAGCACAAGAATTGGAAAACATTATTCCAGAACTAGTTAATAATAATGGAAATAATAAAACTGTAAATTATTCTGGATTAATTCCATTCCTAATTAATGCTCTTGTTGAAGACCACAATTACATAAAAGTATTGGAGAATAGAGTTAGTAATCTTGAAAATAAGTAAAGTGTTAATTTAGACACTTCACTTAATCTTATTTTCTTTTGATATTGACATAGTAATCAGATATTGATATAATACCTTTGTCAGGTTTGATTGGGATTAATTTAAGACCTTTAAAAATCTTATAGATACTTTGTTATTATTGAAATAATATGAACAGACCATTGCATGAATCATCACATAGTATGAATTTTGTGAAAGAGTGTATTGAGAATGGAGGTAGTATTCATCCACTGGTAACAGATTCTTCTATTCTTAAAGGACCTTCTCTAACAAATCCTTCGATTTATTTGGATGGGGATAAGATTCTAGTAAATCTAAGAAATATTAACTATACATTATATCATTCTGAGAAGAAGACCTATGAACATCCATGGGGTCCTTTAGTTTATATTCATCCAGAAAATGATTGGAAGCTTCGCACAAAGAATATTCTGTGTGAGTATGATTCTAATATGAATCCAGTATGGCAAAGACATATTGATACATCAGACTTCCCCGATAAAGAGCTTTGGGATTTTGTAGGTCTTGAAGATTCCAGGATTTTCCGTTGGGATGGAAGACTTTTTATGTGTGGTGTCAGAAGAGATCTAGACACTGTTGGTACTGGTAGAATGGAACTATCTGAGATTGAGATTGGTCCTGATTATGTGAAAGAGATTGCTCAATATCGTATTCCTACACCAGGTAATAGGCAATCTTATTGTGAAAAGAACTGGATGCCTATTGTTGATATGCCATGGCATTTTGTTAAGTGGACTAATGGCACAGAAGTTGTAAGATATGATATTGAAACCAATACAACTGAGACAGTAGTTATTACTGATTGGAAAGATATTGGTTGTATTGATCTAAGAGGAGGATCTCAGGTTCTTCCTTTTGGTGACGGTAAACATATTACACTTTGCCATGAAACATACTTAACCAAAAGTGAACAAGATCGTAAAGATGGTATCTATAGACATAGATTTATTGTTTGGGATAAGAACTGGCAGATTGAAACAGTGTCTAAACAGTTTTCTTTTATGGAAGCAGAGATTGAGTTTGCTGTTGGTATGTGTGAATATGGTGATGATTATTTGATTACATTTGGATTCCAAGATAACTCTGCTTATCTTTTAAGAGTGAATATTGATTATGTCAAAAAGTTTATCTATAGTGAAACATGATTCTAACATTTAATAATATTACTACAAAGTATGATATGAATATTAATGGAGTTATTCACGTAGGGGCTCATCATGGAGAAGAGATTCCTTTATATATCAATAATGGAATTAAAAATATTGTCTTGTTTGAACCAGTAGAAAGAAACTTTGATATTGTTGCTAAACATGCAGCAAACTACGATGCAAATATTTTAGGGTATCAAGTTGCTTTAGGTAGTGAACATAAAACAGTTGATATGTATCTAAGCAGTAATATGTGTGAGAGTAGTTCTATTCTCAAACCTAAAGAACATCTCAATTTATATCCAGACATTACATTTAATGAAACTGAAACTATTGAAGTAAAGTTATTAGATGATTATAACTTTACAAAGTATAACTTTTTAAATATGGATGTACAGGGATATGAACTTGAGGTTCTAAAAGGTGCTAAAAACACTTTAAATCATATTGATTATGTTTACTGTGAAGTTAATCGTGCAGAGATATATGAGAACAACGCATATATAGAAGACATCGATAAGTTTTTGTTACAGTATTCATTTGAAAGAACTGAAACTAACTGGTGGCAAGATCATGATTGGGGTGATGCCCTTTATACAAAACAGGAGAAATGATTACAATGGCAACAACTACGACTACTACAGTAGATATTAATCTAGAAAACCTTTACAAGTATCATCAGTATTGGGATGAATCCCATCAATGGTTAAAAGATTTTATTAATGAAAGAAGTGATGATATTTCAACAGGTGTTGAGATTGGAGTTGCTTTTGGATCTAATATGAAACTTCTTCTCGAAGAAACAAAACTGACTAAACTTTGGGGAGTAGATACTTATTCTGAAAAAAGGTGGAATGTTGGTGATGTAAATATAAAAAATGACTTTGTATCCTTTGAGGGTTTATATCAGCACGTTGTTGCTATGCTTAAGCCGTATGGAACTAGAGGAAAAATTGCTCGTATGACATCTGAAGCAGCAGCAAAGAAGTTTAAGAATGAAAGTTTAGATTTTATTTTTATTGACGGCGATCATTTTGATCTTGAAAATGATCTAAAGTATTGGGAAACAAAAGTTCGTGATGGTGGATATATCATGGGTCATGATTGGAATCACCCTTCATTTGGAAATATTACTTCCTTCCTAAAAAATCATTATGATGAAGATCAACTTGTTGGTATTGATGGTCCAGTTCACATTTGGTATGTAAAGAAAGGAGCATTTATGTGATATGAGTTTTGATTATCGTAAATGTATTGAAACAGTTCCATATCTTCCATCTAATCCTATTGTATTTGATATTGGATGTAACATTAATAAAATTGTAGAAGAAGATAATGCAGTATGGATTGAAAACTGGAATGATGATTTTACTTTATTATTTCTAGATAGATTTCAAGACGCTAAATGCTATGCTGTAGAACCTTTGCATTGGCAAGAGTTTGAAAATAGATGGAGAGATGATGAAAGGGTTGAGTTAATAAAACTTGCTCTTTCAAATAAAAATGGACATGAGTTTATTTTTTATCCTGGAGATCGTCACGTCTTATCAAGTTTTTATATGCAAGATGATTTTTTGGGAGAATCATTACATACCGAAAAAGTAGAATGCAAAACACTTGATACTTTATGTAAAGAACTATCTTTAGATCATATTGATTATTTAAAAATAGATGCCGAAGGTGCTGAGTTAAAAATCATTCAAGGAGCTAAAGATCTTTTAATGAGACATAATATTAAATATGTTCAGTTTGAGTATGGACTTCCAGATAAAAATATTCCCCCTGCACATGAAGTCGCAAGATCGTTAAAATATTGTGGTTACGAAGAAGTTTTAACTTCTGGTAGAGAACAACTGTGGACACATAAAGAGTATTATGATCTATAACTTATCTCCTACTTGTCAGATACCTGATCTTGATCAGATTTATCTAAAATATTTTGGATCAAAAAAAGGAACCTTTGTAGAAGTTGGTGCTTTTGATGGTGAATCTGTATCCAACACATCTTGTCTTGCTGATGCTGGATGGAAAGGGTTTTATATTGAACCTGTAAAAGAGCACTTTAATCAGTGTGTTAACAGGCACAAAAATAACAAAAAGATTAAAGTATCTAACTATGCTATTGGAACAGAAGTTGGATATAAACCAGTTTATTGTTCTGGAATAGTCTCAACTTTAGATAAAGAACAAGCTGATATTGTTTCTTCAATGCATCTATTTGGTTATCCTCAGTTTACAGAATCAGAATGTAAACAAGTAAGATTGGATACTTATATGCAAATGGCAGATGTTCCTAAAAACTTTGATTTGTTAGTTGTTGATGTTGAAGGAAGAGAGGAAGATGTTTTTAACTCTTTTAGACTTGATTTGTGGAAACCAAAGATGATGATCATTGAACTTGTTGATGATCATTCTTATTTTCAAGATAATATAAAACTGATAACGTCATGTCGAAAGTTGAGGGAATACATAAACAGTGTGGGATATACTGAAGTATATCGTGATCATATAAACACAATCTTTGTTTAAAATGACAATATCATTAGCAATACCAACTTATAATAGTTCTCAATATCTTTGGGATTGTATTAAACCTGCCATTGATAGCGATATTATATCTGAGATTATTATTCACGATGATAAATCTTCTGAAGTAGAATATTATAATCTTATTGAAACGATTTCAAATATTGATACTAATAAAATAAAGTTGTATCGTGGTTCTAAAAATGAAAAAGCATATATTAATAAATATCTTGCCGTATCAAAATGTAAAAATGATTGGGTTTATCTTATAGATAGCGATAACTGGTTTGATAAATCAGTATTGGATGTCGTAAGAAATATAGATTTTTCAAAAGAAGATACGTGTTATCATGTGAAACAACTTCATATGACTGGTGGAAATATTGTTAACTTTGACTATAGAGATAACTTTATAGATCTTTCAGTAGCAAAGAAAAATATTCAAGAAAGCACTAACTATATTGATTGGTTATTAAATACTGGTAACTTTATTGTAAATAAAAATAGCTATATTGATTCTCAAAAAAGTGCTGTTCAAAGTTTAAGGAGAGGAGGTAAAAAGTTTAAAGATCCAAAAGGTGCTGATGTTTTACTATTTTCTTATTGTTGGTTGAGATATAAAAACACATTCACTATCGTTGATGGGTTTTATCATCATCACAGAATAAGACCAGGAAACTATTTTGTACAAGAGTTGGATTATAATATGAAACTGACTAGAGAATATATGCATAAGATATTGGAACTATGATTACATTTCCACATATAGGATTTATTGGAAGACTTGGAAATCAAATGTTCCAATACTCTGCCTTGGTAGGCATAGCAGATAAATATGGTTTAGATTATGCTTTAGCAAGAAAAAATATACAACTCTATGAATGCTTTGATATTGACACAAAAATATTTTCATTTTATAATAAAGAGTTTCATTGTCCAAATAAACTAAATTCTAATGTTGTGGTTGATGGGCATGTTATTTACATTCCTTCAGAAGAAGAGAATGCAAAGTTCTTATCAACACATTTTGATCAAGAGTTTTTAAATACTAATCATGACAATAAAAGTATCTTAGGTTTTTTTCAAAATCATAAATATTTTTCTCATGTCGAAGATAAACTAAGAAACAAGTTTGTATTCAGAAAAAAATATTTTGATATATCAGAACAGTATTTTTCTCAGATGTTTTCTGATACTGAAGTAATCTCGATGCATGTAAGGAGGACTGACTACGTTAACTCACATGTCCTCAATAGTTTGGATATAAATTATTATGAGGAAGCATTAAGTTTTTTCGACAAATCTTTACCAGTTCTAGTATTTTCTGACGATACTGAGTGGTGTAAAGAGCAAAAAATATTCCAAGACGATAGGTTTATTATAATAAAAACTAATAACACTTATGTTGATATGTGCTTAATGTCTAAATGTGATTATCATATTATTGCCAACAGCTCTTTTAGTTGGTGGGGTTCTTGGTTAGCAAAAAGTAAAAAAACTATTTCACCTAAGCAGTGGTTTTTGCCATACTGCGATTACATCGATTCTGATGGATTAAGATTACCACATTGGATTTCAATATGAATGTTTCTTTAATTTGTGCATGTAAAAATCGCTATAATGCACTGAGAGTTTCTTTAAACTCTTGGTTATCTTTTTATGAAATAAAAGAGATTATTGTGGTTGATTGGAGTTCTGATGAACCAATCAGTCATCTTACAAAACTGGATAAAAGAATAAAAGTTATACGAGTCAATGATGAAAAGTATTTTAACCAACCTCAACCATTAAATCTTGCTGCCAGTATTGCTACTGGAGATTATATTATTAAAGTAGATACTGATTATATTATTAATCCTTACTTTGATTTTTTTCAGTTTTATAAAGTTGATGAAAACTCTTTCCTATGTGGACAAGATGATTATGTGTGTAATCATGAGTATTGGGATGGGAATCTAAAAGGATATGCGATTAACTTCCATAACATGGATGTTGGGGAGTTGATGAAATATTCTCATACCTATAGTCCTTTGTTTAAATATTTGACTGGACTATGTTTTGTGACTAGAGAAAACTTTTGGAAAGTTGGTGGATATGATGAACGCATGGGTAAGTATTATGCCTATGAAGATGATCAAATGACTAAAAGACTTACTATGATGGGTCTAGAGTGCAAAAAACTAACTCAAAACTATAATATTATTCATTTGCCACATCCAGATAAGAAAAGATACGAAAACTTTGAGGGGTATGGTGAAGATTCTGACGATAGCAATATTGAAAATGTAAAAAGAAAGATTGCTAATCCTGATACAAGTGACTCTGATCGTTGGAATCTTGAATATCTTCTAGCAAAAATGAATGTAGAAGAAAATGAGAAAAGATTTTCTGATTTAGATTACTATTATATTGATAGGATATATGAATGGGATGTGATGAACATTGATGACCAAAACTATGTTGCTACTAGAAAAGAAAAAATGAAAAAGTTATTAGAACTAAGTAGTGTTTCTTATGTTAGTTTAGAAGAAAGTGTAGAACGACGTAAGAAACTTGATCAATCTCTCAAAGATCATGGAGTTACAAACATTAGACCATTGATCTCAAAAAGATTTGCAGAGTGTGATGATGTAGTTACGGGTGAGTATGTTCACACATTAAATGATGGTACGAAAGGGTGTTGTGTTTCCCATTTAAAATCTATTTTAAACTGGTATTATGAAACTGAGGAAGAGTATGGTTTCTTTTGTGAAGATGATCTGAGTCTTGATACTGTTGATTACTGGAACTTCACTTGGAAACAGTTTGTTGATGCACTTCCAGAAGATTGGGGATGTGTTCAAATGCTTCCTATTCGTGGTGATTTTGAAGATATTAAAATCCGAGACAGGTACTGGGATGATTGGTCAGTTACTGCATATATTATTAAAAGAGACTATGCAAAATATATTATAGATACTTATATCGTTGACGGCACATATCATCTTCAACTAGATAATGGAGTTCAACCACTTATTGAAAATATTCTTTATACCAATGCTGGAAAAGTTTATACTATTTCAATGTTTGTAGAGGATGTTCGTTTTACTTCTACCTTTGAAGGTGGAGATGGAGATGTAAAATATGGTCAGAAACGTAATCACTATTATACCCACGACTATGTTATAAACTGGTGGAAAGATAATGGTTCTAATAGAACAGTTGAGGAACTTATGGGAAAATCATTTGAAGTTAAAGAGCAACAAGTAGAAGAAGAATTAAGAGTTGCTTCTGAGTTTGTTGTAAAGAAAGATCTATTATTGACGGATGCTTCTAATGCAAATCTAAATGATTTACTTTTAGAGTATGCATTAGATACTGAGAACCCAGTGAAGAACTTTAACATTGGTATGTGGTACGAGCATTACAGACATAATGCTCCAGCACTATCATTCTTCCTGAGATGTGCTGAGCGTACAGATGATCTTGATCTTGCTTATGAAGCATTGATCCATGCTTCCAATGCCTATGACAGGCAAGGGACGAGAGATCAAACAGCAAAAGGACTTCTTCAGCAAGCACTTTGTATTCGTCCTAAAAGACCTGAAGCGTATTACCTTCTAGCGAGGTTTGCTGAGAAACGTCAATGGTGGCAAGATTGCTATATCTTTTCTCAATGGGCAATAGACTTCTGTGATTTTGATTGTAAACCATTGAAGACTGATGTGGAATATCCTGGTAAGTATGGTCTTCTTTTTGAGAAGCAACTTGCTGCTTGGTGGTGGGGTAAAGGTGATGAGTCCAGAACGCTTCTTCAAGACATGAAGAACAACTATGAAATGGATGATCGCCACTATGACATGGTTGCTAACAATCTAATGAGAATGGGATCTGGACATATCCCAGATGAAGTGATTAAGTATCAGAAGAGAAAGCATGATAGATTGAGGTTTAAGTTCCCTGGATCAGAAACGATTGAAAAAAATCATTCTCAAGCATTCCAGGACATGTTTATTCTTGCTGCAACTCAAGGTAAAACTAATGGACTTTATCTTGAAATAGGTGCTCAGCAACCTTTCTATCAAAATAACACTGCTCTTCTTGAGACTAAATATGAATGGGATGGTATTTCTATTGAGATTCTTCCTGATTTGTGCGCTCAGTTTTCAAGAGAGCGCAAAAATCAGATCATTTGCAAAGATGCAACAACTATCGATTATTTGAAGTTGCTTGATAACTTTGATAAAGGAACTGATTTTGATTATCTTCAACTAGATGTTGAACCCTCTAGGACTACTTTTGAATGCTTGTTAGCAATGCCATTCGAGAAGTATAGGTTTAGTATTATTACATATGAACATGATCATTATGTTGATATGACTAGATCTTATCGTGATAAGTCTAGGAGATATCTTAAGTTAATGGGATATGAAATGTTAGTCGCTAATGTTTCTCCAAACGATAACAGTCCTTTTGAGGATTGGTGGTATCATCCTGATCTCATCGATCCAGAAGTAGTTAATGAGATGAAGACTGTATCAGATAAAACCGTTAATGTTGTTAAGTATATGTTTACCGATTAAAAACTTAAATGTACAAATACCAAATAAGCAGAGTTCTTGAGGTATTTGATGGATCTTCATTTGAAGCAGTTATAGATTTGGGTATGGGAGTCTATCTCAAGAAAGTTATATATTTGTCTGGAATAGATTCTCCAGACCCAAAGTCTACTGATCGAGAGACAAAGTTTTATGCATATAATGCTATGAATAAACTTCGTCATTTCATAAAAGATGATTTAGTTGGAACATTATATGTAGAGGTTACTGACTATCATGATGACTATATGTGGGGCAATATCTACACAGAACAGTTTGATCATTCGATAAATAAACAAATGTTTTTAATGGGATATGTTTGGGACAATGGTATTGATTTGACTAAGGAAGAACTTCCAAAAGTAAGAGAACTTTATGTTCTCAGTACACCACCTGAAAAGTATATGGGACTATTATGAGAGACTTACATCCACTTATTCAAGGACTAGCAGATTCTATTCTGGATAGTTGGCAAGAGAATTTTGATCTTCAAGAAGTAGAGATTGCTGATGAGTTTAAACTCATTGAGATGTCTTCTGGTGACGAAGAAGAAGTTTATGTTGAAAACTATGTGTGGGAGACTGAAAAGTTTAGAAAGATTCATTTGGAAGTCGCTCAAATGAAATCGGGTCTTGATATTCTTCACACTAATATGTACCCAAGATATCAATATGATATTCCCATTTATGGTGCAGATATTGTTGCATCAGAAAAAGCAGTTGGTGCAGCAATCGTAGATATTAGCTCTATTAGACCAGACAGGTCTTTGCCACAGCAATATGAAATCTTAAACATCCTCGATACAGAGTTTGAAAAAGATAAAAAGATGCCTGACTGGGGAGATGTATTTTCTGAGTACTGCGTTTTTGTGAGTCCAAACGAGGATGAATATCAGAAGTTTATTAATACTGCATTCACATATTTAAACTATCATTGTGCTATTGCATATAATACTAAACCTATTTCAGAAAATATTAAAGAAAACTACGAAGGTCATAAGTATTATTGTGATAAGCAGAGGCAAAATACTAAGACCAGAGCTGTATTGAGGAGTATTTTTGGTGAAGAGTTTGCCGATAAATACATCAAAGAAATGTTGTTTGATTACCCAGAGATCTGATGACAGAAGAACCAAGACGCACTGAAGTAATCCACAGTATTAAATATGCTGAGGATGAATATCCAGAACAAGAAAATGAAGAAGTTTCGCCCAAGTTAGAAGGTATTGATCTTGATAATAGTCAAGAGATTGCCGACTACTACATGGCAAAAAGTGGAGCTTTAGATCCAGATCAACTTGATGTTGAGAAAAAGGAAAAAGAACTTAGAGAAGATATTAAACAAGTTGTAGAAAATAAGGAAGACTTGATTGAGTATCTAACAAATCTACATGCTTCTATTGAAGTTATGGAAGAAAGAATCTATGAGCTAGAACTTAAAGCTGAAAAGAGAGAGAAAGCAAACTTGCCAATGAGACCACCCACTTCAGGTGGATCTGCTCTTAAAGGACTCAGCAACCTTCCTTTTGGGATCCTGTAAGGGGGTTGACAAGGTTCAAAATATCAAGTATTATAAATAAACATTCGTAGAGCACTTGCTTCACGAACTGTAACAAACGAAGGCACGTCGAGTCTTTTGTCATCTGTGGGTAACCATTCCACAAGCAAAAATCTAAGAGGTATAAACATGATCAAATCCGCTTTCGCAGCCCTTGCTGCTGCTCCCCTGTTCGCTGGCGCTGCTGTCGCTGGTCCTTATGTAAACGTCGAAACCAATGCTGGTTGGACCGGTTCGGACTATAATGGTGCCGCGACTGATCTCCACATCGGTTACGAAGGTGCTCTTGGCGAGCGTACTTCCTACTACGTCCAAGGTGGTGCTACCCTAGTGACTCCTGACGGTGGTGATGCTGACACTGTTCCTTCTGGTAAGGCAGGTCTTGGTTTCGCTGCTACCGAGCAACTTGGTTTCTATGGTGAAGTCTCGTTCGTTGGTTCCGGCGATAGCGACATCGACCGTGGATACGGTGCTAAGGCAGGTGTGACGTACAGCTTCTGATCCTTCCTAGGGGGACTTCGGTCCCCTTAAACCATGAAATACTTAAAGGTAATCTTCCATCCAGTAACACAGATTAACTTGTTACTGGTTGGATTTTTTATTGCGGTGGGTATCGTTCATAACCATGCTCACCATACTATGGAACAAGATGCTGACTCCTATGTTCGTCAGTTCTGTAAGAAGAACAAGGACATATGTGCCAGTTATGTAAGTGATTACTGATAATAATGAGACGGGGGGGATTGACAACGCCCCCCTTCTTACTATATAATATGTAAAGATTCATTACAAAACGTATCATGACTGTTACAACTAACGAGCACGGTCAACAAAATATGTGGGCTGTCGAACCTCAAATGGTAGTTGAAAACTACAATAAGAAGGGTCTTTCCTCTCCCTGGCAACAGAAGGAGATGTATAATGGACGCTGGGCTATGATGGGTCTCATTATGGGATTCGTTGCATATGCCATTAATGGTAAGTTCTTCTTCGGTATCTTTTGAATATTGACAATGACTTCAATTTTGTTTACAATAACTAGCATTGCCTTCTTTGTATTGTTGGCATACTCTGTAGAAAAACTATCCGAAACTTACTAATGGATTTTAATATTACTCTTCGTACACCTGATGGCACCGAAAGTGTTATTCAATGTGAAGATGATCAGTACATCCTTGATGCTGCTGAAGAAGCAGGTGTAGACCTTCCTTCTTCCTGCCGTGCTGGTGCTTGTTCTGCCTGTGCTGGTAAAGTTATCTCTGGTTCTGTAGATAATAGTGACCAAACTTTTCTTGATGATGAACAACTAGAGCAAGGATTTACACTTCTCTGTGTTGCATATCCCACTAGTGATGTTACCGTTCTGACTGAACAGGAAGAAAATATTTAATGATGAACAAGTTTTATCTTTTTTCCAAAAAATCTTGCGGACCTTGTGCTTTAGTTGAGAAATACTTTAATAACATTAAAGTAGATACTAGTATGATTGAAAAAATTGATTTGGAAGATTTTACTGATATTCCTATTCCACAAGAAAATCTAGATCTTGTTAAAAAATATGGTGTGACTGCAACACCTGTATTAGTTATTACTGACAGTGAAGGTAATAAACTTGTACAATATGTTGGGGGTATGGGAATCACGCAAAACATTAGATCTGCTGTAGAAAAATATGCCTAACCCCAATCAACTACGCGAAGATATGCAAAAGCTGGATGACATGTATGAAGAACTTCTATGGCATCCTGACGATGAGTTACAATTTACTCACGATGGTCAAAAGATCATCATCACAAACACTACACTGGAGAAAAACCAATGAAATTCGGATTCACCCCTGAGGCAGAGATCCTCAACTCCCGTCTGGCAATGCTCGGTTTCGTGATTGCTGTCGGAACTTATACCCTTACCGGAGATTTAATTCCTGGTATTTGGTAGATTTAATAAGCAACTACTTATTTTTATAAATAATTAAAAGTAGTTGCGTAATATATGGAGAAATAAAATGATGTTATTAGCAACCTTTATGTTGGGTGCTTTTATAATTCATGCTGTATTTTCGGAAGATATTGACGATGACGATGATCATCAAGGAGGAATGATGGTTCCTGCTTCTGTCTACACCCCTTGACAACCTAAATAAAATACGTTACTATAAGGAGACCCAATGGTCTCCTATTTTTTTATATGTTAAAACGAGTTCTAATATTTTTGAGTTTGGGACTTACGAGTTCTGCTGGTGCTTACCCGAGCATCAGTCAGATTGACGCTCCCCCCACTGTTGATGTCAGCGTCAACAAAGACAAGGCAATCGCTCTTGAGGTGGACAACAAGACTTGGACTTGCCCCACTTGCTCCCCCAACGAACAGTATGTCCTCGAACAACTCCAAGAACACACCAAGATCTCAGATCGTAATGCTCTTGCAACGATCATGGGTAACATTAAACAGGAAAGCAAGTTCATTCCCAATATATGCGAGGGAGGGGCTAGAGTTCCTTACGACCGTTGTTATAGCGGTGGTTACGGACTGATTCAATGGACCAGCATAAATCGTTATAATAACCTTGGAAAGTTCTGTAATAAGTATGACTGCGACCCGAGCAGTCTTGAAGGGCAGACTCGCTATATGATTAACGAATCAGTCTTTCAACGTCACCTGCCCGAGTTTGAGGGCAGTGGGCAAACTGTCTCTCAGTACATGGTTCCTGCCTACTATTGGTTAGGATGGGGTATTAAAGGGTATCGTGAGCAATACGCCTACGATTATACTAAAAAGATGATTTATGTGTGATAAATACTAATAAATGATTTTATCACTATGAATAAAGTATTCTCTATTCTTTTAGCGGGATTAGCAGCAACATCTCAAGCAGCATTAGCAAAAGAAAATGGGTTTAAAGAATTCAATACTATGGGTTCCATGGGTTGCATGTTACTACAAGAATGCACCGACAATGTTAGACGAATCCGAAGTATCGAAGATATTAAATCTGCTTATCCTGATTCTATTTATTCTGCTATTGGGCATGAGATTAACCAAATGCTTCTATCCCTTGATAAGATCGGAGTTATGGTTTTTTTAGCAGATCAAAAATATTTTCCAGTTGGGCATCGTGGTGTTTATCATACAGTTTCTAATAACTTTTTTCTGAATGATGCTTTTATGCATCGACAATCAACACTTATGTCAGTCATGCGCCATGAAGGATGGCACGCAGCACAAGACTGTATGGCAGGTAGCATTGAGAATAATATGATTGCTATCATCAAACCAGAAGAGGATGTGCCTAAGATTTGGCGTAATATGACAGAGAAAACTTATCCTAAACACTCTGTTCCCTGGGAGGCAGAAGCATCGTGGGCAGGTAGAACCGAAGGCATGACAATGAAAGCACTTGAATCATGCGCTGCTGGCACTATGTGGACTGATTATAAACCAACACCACTTACTAATAAGTGGTTAAAAGAGAATGGCTTTATTAAATAAATAGATATGAAATCACTATTAAAGTCCATGCTTCCCAAAAAAAGAAAAGATGGTGAAGATGATCATGATTTTGATTGGAGAGAAGAAGGTATATCAAGTCTAGTGCGACTTGTTGTTTTAGGATGGACTGGTGCTATATTAACACTTAACTATGTTTCTATTCCAGGTATACCACAGCAAAAAATTGATCCAACTTTTATCGCTAGTGTTTTTACTGGAACTTTAGCTACTTTTGGAGTGACTCCATCTAAGTCTAATGGTAATGGTAATGGTAATGGTAATGGTAACAACAAATCAGTAGAAACTTCTAGGAAAAAAGAAGAAGAAAGTGCTAAATAAAAATGAACTTACTACTTCGTCCTCTATCTGATATTAATAATCCTACTTGGAGTGTTATTATATCATTATTGATATTGTTGTTTGGAGTAGGTTATTACATATATACATTAATGTCATTAGCATATCAGGAGTTAGAAGATGGGGGTGATGACACCACCGAGTCGGAAGAGTTGTTACAACTTCCGAGTGATCAGCATAGATAGAGTAGTCGATGGTGGTACAAAGGTGAAAGATTTTGAGCAGTTAAGAGAAATTCGCAGACAGCATGGAACTTTAGTAGAATAAATTATGATGGGGCAAAATATTATCCAGCAGCAAGAATGTAATGGTTATGTTAGAATGGGTCCTATTGAGGGATGTTTAGGTGATTTTGGCACATTACATTTAATCTTAATTTTAAGTACATCTGGATTATTGCTCACTATCTGGAAATCTCCCTCTATTATAAAAGAACTGAAGTGGTATAAGTGTAGACAAAGATATTATGATTTTCGTTCTGTAATGGAAAAGAAATTTTACAGGA